CATGACATCAAGTATCTTAGTTACTAATGGTACCATGGTTTCATTGATGAGTCTACCAAATGCAGAGCCTAGGTTTTGTGCTAACTCTTTCATACGTTCAGCCACTTCTGTAGCAGATCGAGCTGACATATTGTCTGGTGGTAATGATTCATCCAATAAGATACGTTTAATATTCATACGTAAATCATTCATCACAATTTGTGATACGTTAAAGTCACCAGCACGTGGTAATGGTCTAAGTGATTCACCTTGTGGACCCCCGTTACGTGCTACAGGAATAATAGCACCCGGCATAATCTTTACTGTATTTGGATTCAATACACCATCATCAGCTGCTGTGTAAACACCAGCAATAGAGAGAGAAGCATTCTTTAAGACTAACTCTAATGTTTTGTTTAAAGTCTTCACATCAGGTAATGCTGTGATTAATGGACCACGACCATAGATCTCACCAGCTACTTTAGCATAGCGTGATACAATCCATGGACTTACTTCCATACGTCTGTAAACTAATTCTGTTTTAGATTCTTTGTGAATCACATGATAGCAATAATCACCACGTTTCATATCGTAAATGGTTGCTTCCACCAACTCTACATCATCTGTTGGTTTATCATTAATCTTCTTTTGTAATTCAGACGGAATCTTTGCATCAGGCCATTGTCTTTGGATTGCTTCACCTTTAAGGCGCATACGTCTGTATACATTATCCACTTGACCATTAGCACCTTCTTCAAATGAAACTAAGTATTGTGGTACTGGAATAAAGTTTAATGGATTAACATCATCACCCGGCTGTACCATCATCACTGCTGTACCGACACATAAGTCAAGTAAGAATTCACCAATCGCAATGTCAAAGTTAGATTGCTTAAGTGATGAGAACATCTTGTCTGAGTATACGTCTAATGCGGCTTGTGCTTCCATACGACGCTCTACGGGAATGTCAGTTCCCGGTTCTAGTCGACACCATTTACGTTGTGGAGGAAAGATACCAGATTGCATACGGTTAGCAAATCGTTGTGTCGAGTTGATGGCTGTAGAATCAAACACACGATTCATCTTCTTGGTACCACCGACTTTACCATCGTAATGTCCATCATAAAGATTACGTTGAGGCAAAGCAAACTCATAACATTCTTCGTATAAGTTTCTAAAATCTTCTTTTTTGATTAAAGCTTTATCGTGTCGCTTTAATACATCTTCGGCTTTTAATCTCATCATAATCTACTATCCCTTTTTGTTTTTGTTAGCAAATGCTCGCGCTTCTGCTTTGTTACTAAAGCCCCATGCTTGTAATGCTTTTTTTAATCTTGTTGGTCTTCCTTGTTCATCTTTTAATGGACCATCCATACCAGAGAAGCGTGCAGCAAAGCTGACACGGCGACCATCAGTCCCAGAACTTTGTGGTGGTTTAAGATCTCCACCATCTTTATTTTCAAAGTGTTTACGTCCAGCTTCATTTAATCCACCTTTAGGGTTTTGATATTTCTTAGCGACCATTATTCAGTCCAACTTAATATAATTTCAGCAGCATGAGCATTGTTATTCGTATCTGCATTGGTTAATCTAAATAAGTATGTAGTTAATCCTTTTAGAATAATGTTATTACCACCTACTTCTCCACCACCGCCTTTTTTACCAACACCTCCGGTAAGTATTTCCTGTAAGATTGTTGTTCCTGTTGATGTTACTGTTGGATTAACAATCGCTACACCTTGGCTAGTAATCGTACTGGCTCGATTACGATTAATAATCGGCAATGAGGTTCCACCGCTTACTACTGCATTCTCATATAAATAACCCATCGCATTACCATTACATAATCCTGAAATACTAAATACAGGATTGAGTCCAGATGGAAACGCAATGGCAATATCAATACTTTGTCCAGCTGGTAGTGGATCAGCAAATGTACGTATAAATCCTGTTGAAAAGCCATGGCCTTCAATTAGCCTGACTTGTTCAATGTCTCTTGTCGAATATGCATCTCTATATAGTTGCATTAGAATGAATACTCCAATGATCCACCAACATATGTTGGCATCATCACTTTAAAGTCTTTACCATGTACATATACACCGGATGCACGTATCGTTGCATTTAATCGATCAGTAACTGGATGAGTGTAACCAATACTGCCAAACACGACATCTGCACCACCAAATCTTTGATAACCTCTTTCATCAATCGTTATTGTCTCTTTCTGTCTACTTTTGTCTTGTGTATAACCTTGCACTTCTAAATCAAACCGCTTCATATATTGTTTCCAAATATTCTCAGCTTGTTCTAATTTAATTGTATTATCGTCAATTGTTATTGTCTCTTTCTGTTTACTTTTATCTTGTGAATAACCTTGTATTTCTAAATCAAACCTCTTCACATATTCTTTAGCAATATTCTTAGTTTGATCTATTTGTATAATATTGTCGCTCATTTAAACACCTTGTTAATATCATTGTGTATTTGCTCAAATTGATTACTTGTCACAGATTGAGAAAATATAAACTCTTTAGTTTTAATATTATCTGCAAAACTCATTACAGCAGACTGAGCCTCTTCTAATCTTTTTACTACACCATCTTTAAATAAACTAGATTGTTTTCTTTGTTTATATTCTTCATGGTTCAATAATTCTTGTGATGCTTCTTCATATTTACCAGCATTAAATAATCTTCTAAAGCTTGGGCTTTGTTTTAAATCACCACGATAATCTAATTGTATTAACTCGGATTGTAATGATTCTGGCAATTCATCAAAGTTTTTAATATAATTTCTTGCACTTTTTTCATGCTCTGCAAATGCTGATTTAAATCCAGAATCAATGTATTTACCTGTTTGACCAACGCCATACGTTAAAATACCTTTATCATCTAAATAATGTGCATCTACTAAACCTTCTAATTTAATAACTCTTTTTTGTGCGTTAGATAATTCACCATATAACTGTTCAGCTCTTTTAACAGCGGCATCACCTTTATAATATAATTCACTCGGAATGTCTTTAGCTGTTTTATATGGATTCTCTTTTGTTCCAAAATCAGCCATGGTAATACATCCTTGGAGCGTTATAAAGATTAATAGGAGTAAAGTATATTTCATGCCACTCAATCATGCCCACTCAGCTTTCTGAATACGCAGAGGCCCTATGTTAATTAAAAAGTAATCTACAGGCGCACCATCGACTTCGCCTTCGTAGATCTCGACTCCAATGTTAAAGCCCCAATAAAAATGATATGACCACATATTATTTCTTCTTCTTCGGGAATCCAGCTACCATATTTTTATAAGCTTTAGGTGAAATCGTAGAATCTGCTTTAGATCGACTTGTACCAGCTTTTTTACGTGCATTGATATTTGCGTATAAACCTTTTTTCATAATTTAATACCTCCACCTAATATTGATCCTGTAATACCTAAACCACCTTCACCCAGTGCTGGCAATCCTGTTGATGGTGCTTCGCCTTCTACTCTTGCTTTCGCTAATACTCCACCAGCACCGCGTGCTTTTCTTGTTGTTCTTTTAGCTAAGGCTGCTTCACGTTTGAGTTTTGATGTTTGTTGTTTTGATGCTTCTGTAATATCAGATAATTCACCCGCTGTAAAATATGTACGTCCTTCGTAAATATCAACAGGGCGACTACTTAATGCTTTACCTCCTGTTGGATCTTCATAACTAATGGATTCGTTAGCTCTCCATCCACCCATTGCTGCTGCTATTGGGCTAGTTGGATAGCTAGGTTGCATTGGACCATAATTACCATAAGGATTACCAAAAGGTGAGTTTGCGTATGGTGGTGTATATCTTACACTTACATTTCTTCTACCAACTTGATATTCACCAGAAGGTAATAAAAATTCACGACCTTCTTCTTTATACTTACGATATCCAGATGATACTTGTTCATCAATAGCTTTATTCCACCAGTCTTCAGATTTAAACACATTACGACCGCCAGCAAGATTGATTAAATCTTTTTGTGCAGATTCAGATTTAGGAACTAAACCTCTTGCTAATGCCATACCAAAGTCAAGCGCAGCCATGCTAGCCTCCTAATGTATTTTGTTCTTCGTCTAACCCGACTTCTGGATTTAATCGTGTATCAGATAACAACATACGTTTACCGCCACGGCTTGTTGCACGACGTTTAGCTGCCATTTGTTCTTGTAAATCACGCTTTTCTTCTTCAGATTGTTTACGCATGCGTTCTGTTTCTGCTCTTTGTGCAGCTAATTGTGCTTCTGCTGCCGATGTGTCTGGCTTACCGCCACCGAATACACCACCCATTAGGTTCTCCTCATAATATAATAATCTGTTTTATCTGTACTATATTCTTTCAAAAGACCTTCAGATTGAAAACCTAAACATCTAGCCCAAGAAACAGCACGTTTATCAGTGGATCTTACAGTAATTTGTATACGATGTAAAGAAAATAATATCTCACATATATCAAAAAATGTATTAGCACCTTTAGTCATCGCGATTGGATATCGTCTTGCTTCGTCTGAGAATAAAGACCACGCTTCACCCAAGCCTTCCCATATAACAACAGTGCCAAAAATAGCGACAGGATTGCGATGCAACATTGCAGTAACGCAAGGACCACATTGAGATTGATAAACCACACGGCGTTTTCGATCGCTTTGAGGAACTTGAAAAGCTGTGTCATCAGATAATCCTTTAAAGTTATTTAAATGTTCGTAGGCAAATGGATGATAAGTGACACCTTTAACTTTTGGCATATACTCATCAAGATGTTCTTGACTAATTGAATATATCAAAATCTGAATTGACTACAGTTTGTGAGATTAATGTATTTTGTGTCAGTGCTGATTTGGTCATGCGTTTATGTTCACCACCGCCTAAGAGTAAGTAGCCAAATGCATCACCAATGTGTGAGTGTTCGTTTTTATTTGGACTATCTTTGAATCGTTCTTGTCCAGCACCGACAGCCACCCGTTTAAAGTG